TTTCCACTGCGTCTTGAGCTTGGCCATAGACAGCACGGCCGTCTTTGTCCCCGGACTTGCCGGGTTTGATGATCATGTCATGGAAGTCGTAGGCCGCGTCACACAGCCGTGATAGCGAGTCGATGACAAGGATGCAATCCGAGCCCCAATCCTTAGGCTTGCCATAGTCGATGTCATCGTATTTCCAATTATCCAGCATCTTCATGGCATCGACAAAAGCCTTGGCTGGACCGTCTAGGGCTACGCCAAAAGGGCCGGTTTTGTACTTGTCTCGAAGGGTGCGGTATTCCACTCCTTCAATTTTCTGGGGACACTCCGCGAGGAGCCGTTCCTTGAATGGGTCCAGAAGGTTGTCAAGGTCAAGAATACGGAGCTTATACCCGGCCTTTACAAGAGACCAAAGCGCCGTGGTCTTGCCGCTTTTGGAGTCACCGAGGAACAGGACTTTGGTGAACAGATTAGATTGATGATCAGCTAGGCTGGGCAAGGAGCACCTCCGTGTAGAGGGTTAGTATATCGCCGTCATGCAGGTCAAGACGCTCGGTTGGCATGGTGATACGGATGCTGGTTGGGGCACCATATGTGGCGCCGAGGAGGATGGTGAATCCACCTGGGCTGATGTTAGTGATGGGGGCTTTCAGTAGGGGCAGGGTTGCTCTCATCTGCTTTTTAACGGGTTCAGCACTCATAATAAGCAAACTCCCCAAAGTGTTCTTTAGCGGCTTTTCTATAAGCCTCATGGGCCTCTTCTTTGGTCTTGAAGCGCCCGAGATTTACCTTCTTACCATCAATTCTTATCTGTGCTTGCCAAGGCTTGGTCTTGCGTCCACAATTATATATTCCCTTTAGCCCGTTTGGATTGTATTTCCATTGATTGTAGCTATTCTGTTGGTGGGTAGCCAATCGAAGATTCGTGATATCGTTGTTGTTACGGTTTCGATCTTTGTGATCAATAACCAAACCATTCGGAGGTAACTCTCCATAGTTTTCACGCCATATTCTGTAATATTTTGGCAGTCCCATGTCTCACCTCGATTTTAAGGGGTTCCAGCGATCTTCGGGCGGTAGTTGGATGAAGTCACTCTTCAGGTAATGTTCGCGAACAGATGGGTTCTTGGAGCACACGTCCCGAAAGCGACACCCTCCGTATTTGTCACAACTCATATCATTCATAGGCCAATGCCCCGCTTCCGCGAAAGCCTCAGCCGCGTTTAAGTGGTACTCAAGGTCGTTGAGCCACTCGTCGATGAGATCGTCGCTTCGGTAGGTGAACCCCCGAGCGAAGCGGGTGGTGAATTGCTCTAGGCCTATCTGAGCCCCTTCTATGACGATGCCCTTCACTTCCATATCCATCACAACCTTCCCGGCGAAGGTGTAGAGGGTCATTTGGTTGGATGGGTTGAATTGGTTGAACCAATAGTCGCCGAGGGTGGTAGTTGTGGACTTGTGGTCGATGACGAAGACATTGTCGTTAATGGTGACGACCCGATCGAGATGGCCACAGAGCATGTATTGGGTTTCGGGATGCCCGGTTGGGCCGAAGTCGAGGGCGAAGCGGAATGAGAGTTCAACGGCGGGCCGACCATTCTCTAAGATCACCGTCTTCGCGGAGTCCTGACGATAGTTATCGAAATAGTCCACCACGAGTTGAACCAAAGTACGCGGGTTCTTATACGTCCCAGCCTTAGTGGTGATGTCAGGGTCCCAATCTTTGATACGGATAAGTAAGAGCCGGACGGTTTCCCGCAGAGCATCTTCGAACTGAAGACCACTGGCACGGTGGATTTCGAAATCTTGAATGGCACTGTGGTACTCCGAGCCGAAGCGAAGGTGGATGGATTCATCCTTCGCGATGTAGCCACAGATCATGTGGTAGTAGTAGAGCCGGGGACAGGTTTTGAGGTACCCCAGACTAGTGCTGTCCCAGGCGTATTGGATGTAGGAGTTAGAGAGAAAGCAGGATGGGGTTGGAAGGGGGACGACGGTGTTCACAGGTGGTACCTCCGCATTAACCAATTCAACCACCGTGGCACTCTCTTGCGGCGCTGGAAATATATGGAGAAGCTTTCGAGTGTTTGAACAAAGTCCACGTTCTGGTTTTCGCCATAGACAAGAACTAGCCGGTCATGAAGCCAGTTGAGGTATGTGATATCACCTGAGGCGCGAGCACAAAGATAAGTGTCTTGCATCAAAGCCTCCTGATGAAGCCCTTTGGGGACGTTGTTGGCGTAGGTTTGGCCTTCGTTGGGGCTGGTGTGGTGGTTGGCTTCGCTGCCGTGGTGATACGGCCCAGCAGCGCTTTGATATCCACCGCTGGCGCATCGCTGGTGGCCCGTTTGGTCTTGGCCCCGCCTTCACGGGCAAGGCGCTGTTTGGGGTGATAGGCGATGATCTTGTCGAGGTCTTGCTTTGTGAGATCGAGGGGATCAAGGGACATTAGGGCGGTTAGGTCGGTTGGGGGTTCGGGGATGTCAGTCATGTTGGATCCTGTGATTTGTTAACTACTATTCCGCATTGTGGACAATAAGAGTATGGCCCATAGCCGCCTCCCGCTAAGCCAAAGCCCATTTCTAGATTTGTTGTAAGGCATTTGGGGCAACGATCACTTTGAACCAAATGTACCTTACCTCCAGTACTGAATATCTGCACATCATCATCGTGAGGCTCAGGCCCATCTTCATCGCCAACAGCGAGATCGCAAGCGTCACAATACCAACCCGCATTAATACCAACATCTGGCTCTTCACCTTGATAGCTATCGCCGATATCTTCCCCACATTTGGGGCATTCCTTTGAGCGGCTCATTCTGAAAGCTCCGTTGTTTTCTTCGCGATGTAGAGGACGTTGGGTGGGTTCGGCTGAAAAATCATCAACTCGTCGAAGCCTCCGGTTTGTTTCCGGCATTCGTAGAGGGCATTTACAAGAAGGCGTTTGTCATCTTCGGAGGCGCATTCGACAAAGAGCCCTATCTCAAGGGCCGAGGCTTCTTCCCAAAAGTTCACGTAGGAAAGGGGATTGGCTTTAGTTGCCATCTCACTCATCCATCTCACTCAAGAGTTCCACAGTGGAGGGATCAAGACTAGTCCGCTCTGCATAGACCCACCATTCCCCGGCATGATCCTCACGGAGCTTTAGCTGGAGGGGGTCATATTCAGAGGCCCCGTAGAGGGGCATGTTCTCTGCATGGGTTTTCTTGTTCTCTTCCCGATGCAAGACTCGGGCCTTATTGCACCGCAGGCGGAAGTAATGCGCTTCGGCATAACCGCCTAGGCACACCCGGCCGCCTTTGGGGTCGTCTACGACCTTTTCGAAGAAATCGAGGCAGTCTTGGTAGGACTGTAGGGAAGTAGGGAGGGGCATTGACGTAGGCCTTTCAATCGGCGTTCTTCAGTGGTGGTCATTTCACTGCCAACCACTTCTGCATGAGTCGGACTAGTTCTGGGCCATCTTCTTCATCAGACATAACTTCATCTAGGTGCTGAAGGATCCAGTCTGCTTCCTTGTCTTTCATGTATACTCCAAGCAGGGTATGTAACATCATTGTCACTTCGTAATCCGGTCGTGTTGACATGGCGTGGCTCCGGTTTCAACTAACAAGCTTGCCCATTGCAAGCTCGGTTACCTTTTCTCTCATACGTTTCACGAGGTCCGCGATGGCGAGCCAGCCCATGGCCATCACCCGGTCCTTGTTTGTGTCCTCGGTCCGGTGCAGGTGGGCGATCACGGCGCAGCAATCCCGGGCCTCGTCGAGATGGTGGAGGAGCTTGACGTAGGTGTCCGAGCGAGTGACAAGGCCGCCTTTGGTGCTGAAGTTTGTGGTCATTCATTGGAGTCCTTTTCGGAGGGGGAGGCCGGTTGAGAAACGAAGGTGTCCTTACGGCAACACTCGCATTCAGGCCACTCACAACCATCGCCGGGCTTCTCGCAAGTGACTTCATCGAAGCTTGTTGACATTGGACCTTCTATCCCCCGCGATGGGGAGGCCGCCGGTTGGGCGGCTAGAGCGATTTCGTTAGCCGGCTCGACTAGAACCATGTCACGCATTGCAAATTCACGCTGCTCGTTCTTGTCGAGATCGAGCGCCAGCATCAGCCAGCCGGCACGCTTATGATACTCGCTAACGCCGTAGCGTAGGCTGATTGGGCTCACGCGCCGATGCGATATCTCGCCTCTCCAATTCGTGTAGCCGAAAGACAGCGCCTCCCTACCAACCATAGGCGTGGCAGCCCACTGAGCGCCTTCGATAAACGCTCGCCGATGTGTCCCACCATTTTGGGGATAGCGCTTGTGCGCTTCAGCCTCCAATAGCGCAGGCGTGGCAGCGAGAGCGGCGGGAAGTTCAGCGGAGTCCAGTATCTTTGCAAGATCGCTATCGACTTCGATGCTCAACCACTCAACACGTTGGCCACTTGCGCTATTATGATCCGGCACAAGCACCGGAACTTTCCTCTGCGTGGCGCCAACGGGCTGGCTGGTCGATAGCACCGTGGCTTGGCAGTGAGGGCAAATCATTCGCTGGGGTCCTTATCTGTTGGCGGAATAAGGTGTTTGGCTTCATCTGTTGGGGGCGATGCATTGAGATAAGCCTCGCGGATCTGTGGGATCATCAAAAGGCGAATGCGATCTGACTCGGCCCGCATTCGGTCATACATGCCTTCGCACAAGGCGGTGATGTGTGGCTTCATGGTTTCCCAATCTGGGCTTTGGGAGACCTTGTAGAGAAGCTGATCGATTTGGCGCAGCAGGGCCACGAGACGGAGGACTTCGTTGGA